ACGCGACTATAGCTCAGTTGGTTAGAGCACCACCTTGACATGGTGGGGGTCACTGGTTCGAGTCCAGCTAGTCGCACCACCTATCAAAGCCAGTAAATTTCTACTGGCTTTTTTCTTTCCTAAAATTCACTTCTAAATCAATGATTTACACACAATTAACACAATCCATCACTAAAATTTTAAGCCTCAAATATTGCCAACTTTTAGTTATTTTTATATATTTTTAGCCATTGATTACGCCAAAATTACGCAAAATTTTGTGCGATTACGCCAATTAAAAGTGTGAGGTGAGATATGGCTACAATGCGGAAACGTGGCGATAAATGGCGAGTAGAGATTTATAAGAATGGAATAAGAAAATCTAAGACTTGTAAAACAAAAGCAGAGGCAACTCAATGGGCTTTAGAAGAGGAAAAGAAATTAGAGCTACAAGAACAAGGGTTGCAACCTGAAACCGTCTTAGCAGACGTTGTAGAGCGTTATTTGAAAGAAATTACGCCAACCAAGAGAGGAATACGCCACGAAACTTTAAGACTTAATAAATTCACCAGACATCCGATTTGCAATAAGTTTATCGGTGATGTGACAAGAAAAGATTTTGAACAATGGATAGCGGAAAGAGAAAAAGAAGTTAGTGGTGAGAGTATTAGACGGGAGTTATCCACCATCAGAAATATTTTTAATGTTGCTGTCGAACGTTGGAATTATATTGAAAAAAATCCAATGATAGGTTTGGTTTTGCCGAAAGGAAGTGAGCCAAGAACTCAACGCTATTCAGATGAAGAAATAGAAATAATACTCTACGTTAGCGGTTATAACGATACACTTAAAACGATAAGAGCAAGAAGTGGTGCTGCTATGCTATTTGCGATTGAAACAGCTATGCGAGCAGGTGAAATTTGCGGATTGACTTGGGATAATGTGAATTTAGAGAAAAGAACTGCTTATCTACCAATGACTAAAAATGGCACTTCTCGGACTGTTCCATTGACAAGAAATGCTGTGGCTATTCTTGAAAGATTGAAAAAAGAGATTGGAAACACTGGATTGTGCTTTCAATTAGATACCCGTTCACTTGATGCTGCTTTCAGAAAGATTAAGAAAATGGCAATGTGTGAGCATTTACGCTTCCACGATACAAGACGAGAGGCATTAACGAGACTGGCTAAGAAAGTTGATGTGATGACTTTGGCTAAAATATCGGGGCATAAAGACATCAGAATACTTCAAAATGTCTATTACGCCCCGAATATGGAAGAAGTTGCTGAACTTCTAGATTAAGGCAAAACTTCTGGGAATGGATCGTCTGTTATCCAGCTGATAACAGGCATGCGCATATAATCAAGGTCTGCTGTTGGCACTTTATCCCTGAATCTCAACTCGATATAAGCTCTATCACCTATACTAGCAACATACACAGTAGCAATCTCATCACCGTCATCGCTATAGAATGGGAGCATAACAGGGATACTAGTGCGAAAGCCGAATGGTATTTTGTTATTAGGTAGAATATCCATTCTTTTTGCGTGGTTTTTTCGTGTAAATTTAGAGTTACTGCTCCCGTAAAAAGCGATGGTGTCCCAACGACCTTTACTGAAAGAACACTCAACTGTGTTGTTCACTCGTCTTAGGGTTATACTTCCCTCTTTAATATTCACACTATCTCTACTCATTCGTCTAGAGCCAGTGTCGCCAGAAATAACAACCCATTTATTATTCTGCTTCTGCCACAAGTACGCCCCAACGCCTGCACCGTTTGTTGAATTATAAAAGGTTCCGTTTGGCTCGTTACCTTTAATCTTATTTGCAACGCCATTTAATACGTCGCCTGTTGTGTCAGGTTTATCTGGCCTACCATTTCCAGTAATTATCATTGAATCACTAGATTGACTGCCGCGGCCACCTTCTGGAATTTTCTTCTCAATTCGCTTAATTTCAGTTCCCATGAATTCAGCGAATTCTGATATATTCGCTTGAAATGTCATTATTTATTGTAACCTCTGTTATATGCATCTTTTAAATTCACACTATCTAGAGCAGTGAATTTTTGATTGAGCGTGGTTAATGCTTCATTGGATTGTGAGATTTTTTGAATGAGTTTGTTCAAGCCATCTTCGCCTGTTTGAATGCCTTTTAGCATCTCACCAAGCTCTTTAATAGTATCAATGCTTGCATCTACTTCGCCACCCAATAACTCATTTTTGACATCAGATTTCGCTTTGTCTAAAAGCTCAAATATCTTTTTAGCTGACAATGTTGATGTCTCATTTGTCGCGCTGTCATTAATACCAGCCGCACTGCTTGATAGGCTGTTGATTCGCTGATTCATCTCATTGATTGCGCCAACAAGTGTTTCTTTCTGAGATGTTGTCAGACTTTGCATGTCCCCGATAAGCTTTACAATCTCTTTATCTTTCATGCCGACAAATTCAGCAAATCCTGTGATTGTTTGGTAAAATTCTTGGGCTGCCATCTTATAAAGCTCCTATATTATAAAAAGTTTTTAATTCTTCGAGGGTTGGGATTTTTTCCTTTCTCTCGCCAATCTCTTTTATTAAACGCACTTTAACCTTGATGTTAGGTCTTGAACGTTTAACTAATCTAATAATCATCTCGCCTCCGTTATATCGTGGATAAGCGTAAATTCACCACCAGCAAGCGTTCTCACTAATCCTTGCGGACTGGTACACTGTAAATCCCAGCTTGCGGTCTCCCACTTCGCCCCTAGTGTTTTATCGTGTGACAATGTAACCGTTACTAGATTTTCGCTTACAGTAATTTCACCTGTTTCAGTTGATAGCTTGATAATCTCGCCTTTCTTCGGCTCAATCCACATATCAAATCGACTTCCAGTTAAATCACTCTTCCGCTCGTCATCCTCTAGGATTTCAAAAGTCCATCCGTCATCATCACCACGCACTGTTTCTAGCTCAATGTTTTCCATTTTTGCTCCAAATAAAAACCGCACGATGATTTCTCAAAGTGCGGTTGATTTTAGTTAAGGTTGATTAGATTACGATTTGACCGTTTTCTTTCAAATAGGAATAAATCCGTTCCAAATCAATCTGCTCTGTTGTTTTACCAATGTCATCTTTGGTTAATGGTTTACTCATCAGCTCTTTTGCGGCTACTGCATCAATCCATTTATAATCAGAAATGATTGGCACAAAGTTCGTTACAGAGCCATCGCTATCTTCGCCAGTACCTAATACATATTTAGCGCTTATTGAGCCGTCCTCTTGTCGGGAATAAGTGGCAATCGCTGAATACATTGGATTTAAGATTTTGTTGAATGTTGTCATTTTTACTCCTAGCCTTGTGTTATTGTTCTTGTGTTTGATACTGCGTAAGCTGTAATGCACAGTTTAGCAGTACGCCCATCGCCAAACTCAAAAAGTTCTGGTGGTTTTTCATCATGATTTGTATATAAAAACCTATGCGATTGATTAGCCTCAACCGTGAATGTTTTGTGCGAATTAACAATGAAGAAAATTCGCTTAACAGGCGAGGGGGCTATGTTTATCCACACTTGATAGAAGTCAAGAGCCCTATAAACAGTGATAATAGCAACCTCACACAAATTACCACCAACCAACTGATTGACCTCAAGCGTACCAGTGAACTTACCAGTTACGCCCTCTAATCTTGCACCTTTTATCGTGCCACCCTCAATAACTGAACCTTTAACAGAGCCACCGTTTACAGTTGTACCTGTGATTGTTCCGCCAGATATGGTATTCCCACTGATAGTTGTACCTGTGATTGTTCCTGCTGTAATTCGACCAATATCAGAACTAATCGCAGAAAGACTGGATACATTTAGCTTATCAGAAGTCAATGATCGTGTAGCAATATGGTCTGCTCCGATACTACCAGCTGCAATATGTTTCGCAGCTACTGCACCAGTTGCAATCTCATTGGCTGTAATACTATTAGCCGCCATTTGTTGAGTGGTGATTGATTTTGTAACAATCGAGCCACCATGAATAGCAGTTACACCAGCATTTTGCCACGGGCTAGGTTGAGTTGTGTATTCTGTACACTCTTCGAGCATTGGGTTTGCTATTTTAAGTGTGGCGACTGATTGCATGTCACGCATAACACAAGTAACTAACACATACCCAGAATTAGGTGCTGTGAAGAATACGTGAGTGCGAGTTGATGGGTCAATGCTGCCACTCCCCTCTTCCATCGCTCCTGACTGCGAATATCCAGAAATTCTTCTACCTTTTCGTCCAGAAAAAGCAAAGTCTCGCACCCATCTTTCACCATCACTGGAAAGCTCTTGCACCATTAGTTCGCCAGTGCAAGCCCAAGCATCAATAAAAGCTGAAAAGCAGTATCTTTGATTTGGCACAACTCTCACTTTTTGCGATGCGATCTGCCACCAGCTTGATACGGATGAATTAGCCGTGACTTCTGCGATTAAAACCGCTCCATTAGTGACTAATCCGTTAAACTTAGTGCTTGTTCGTCTTACTAGGCTTGTTGTTTGTTTTATTAACTCGCCATTTCCTCTGTTGTGATCCCACCCATAAGCTCCATTATCAAAGATTGGATTATAAAGTAGATTGCCACCAAGCCCGATTGCCATTTTGTCAGCAGTTATTTGCCCTGCCGCCATGTGTTCAGCTCGCACCGCTCCAGCTTGTAATGCACCAGCTCCGATTGTGTTAGCCCCAATTTGGTCAGCTTGTAAAGTGCCGACTAATTGAGTTGTCTTAATACGGATACCGCTTGCATCAATGCCATTTTCAAGGTATTTGCTACCGTTCCATGTATAGAGTTTACCGTCTGCGGTGTTGTAAATCTGTTTATGTCCTTGATATTCGCCAGTGTTCAAACCATTGACCGTTTTAATCAAATCAAGATTGCGGGCCGGTAAAGCAGTGTCAATGACTTCATCAACGATGTTTTGAGAGAGCTTTTTATTTAAAACCTCTAACTCCGCATCAATATCAACAGAGCTTTCACCACGCAAGCCACTTTGCTGACTAAATGGCCCAACGTTCACGCCTCTAGCGTGTCTTAGCCAGTAGTATCTAACTTTCTTAGCCCCTACTTCGTGCGTGTACATTCTCGCAGTAACTTTCGTTAAGCGTGTGGCGGTCTTAATATCATCGGTTTCGCTAACAAAAATCTCTGTCGCTGTGGCATCATTAATCCAATCCCATTCGATTGTGATATTTCCAAGTCCACCAGTAACTCTTACGCCTGTTGGTGCTGGAGGTTTATCAATAACAAAGGTTTGGGTTCTTTCGCTTAAGACTTGACCTCGCTCATTTTTAACTAAGATTACAACGGTATATTCACCGTTTTCTAGGCTATCTAAGTTTAGGTTTGGCGATGTTTGACCTAGTCTAACATCGTATAATGCGCCATCTTTATAGATGCGGAAATCATACTTAATAACACCATTCCCACCAGTCACATCGCCAGCAAATGAGATGCTACCGTCAGGATTAACCGTCACAGCGATATTGCTCACCTGTGGAACAGCAAGGATTGATGTTGTCTTAGGTTCGAACTTCGCCCCATTGTCAACAATCGCTTCTTTCTGTGGCTCGTGCTGCAAGGCTGTAATGGTATATTTACCTTTTGCCTCTTCTTTTACGGATATAGCTTTAAATAACTGACTTGCTACCTGTTGAGTAGATAACGACCATACACCGTAAGCCTCCAACCCTACTGGCTCTTGGTCTAAAGTAATTTCGGCACCGTTTACAGATGCAATCTTGATATCTTGATGTTTGGCTTGGGCGTTGATGTAACTAAAATAACTATTACCGTTGACCGATATTTCTCGGTCTAAGGTAACTTTCTTACCATTAACTGATAGAACTCGACCGCCAACATTAGTACCTGCGTAATACGTATCGGCGACTTTAATAATGTCACCGGGTACGTGCATTAAGCCCTCTGCACCAACAGTAAAGGTAACAGTTTTAGTCTCTAATTTCTCTGTTTGTAACAGCCATAAACCTGTGCGGTGTGCTTGTCCTCGAGATGTACAACCAAAAGCGGTGATTTTCTTAACGTTTAAGCCATTTCTACGGATAGATTCATCGTCAGAAACGTACTCAATCGCTTTCTCGTAACCGTTATCCTTGTCTGCGTATTCGACTTGTATTGCATTATGACGAGCCTTTTTCGCTGAGAATGTATAGTTAAACTCACCCTTCTCTACGTTTGCGTTTGTGTATGTCCAAACTGGATCTGACGGTCTATCCATTACAACCGTTAGTTGTTGACCGTTCCACACTGGCATTGCCCTAAAGATTGAGCAAATATCATTAATCACATCATACGCAGAGCGTTGTTCTGTTAGCCACGCATTACAAGTAAATCTAGGCTCTTGACCACCGAAACCATCTGGCACCAATTGGTCACAGTATTGAGAAACTTGATACAAAGTCCACTTATCTGCTCCGAATTCGCCTAATCTATTGCCTAATCCGTAACGTTTACTTGTGACTACATCGTATAAAATCCAAGCTGGATTATCCGTCCAGTCAGTTTTAAAAGTGCCATCCCACATTCCTGTGTATTTACGAGTGCGTGTGTCGTAATTGCTCGGCACCTTTACTCTTAAACCTAACAAGTCATAGGTTCGAGCTGGAATATTGCTAAAATACTCAGAGTCAAACTTAACACCGATTAAAGCAGTGTTTGGATAAGTAAACTCAGTATCAATAATCTCGGTGTAACTAGACCATACTGTATTGTTTTGCAGTCTTTGTGATTTACTATCTTCCGTTTTTCGCTCTACTTTTACGGTAAACGGAACTGGAGGTAAATTGTCAAAAGTGTGTTGTTGTAGATATTGAGAGCTGTATTTTCCACTAATTGAAACAGGGTAAGATTGTGAGCCAATAGTAATAACAAGCTCTACCGTTGTTCCGCTTGTGTCGCCATTTTCAGCCTGACTAAAGAGCGACTGGACACCAATGGTTAATCTCAAACGAGAGACTTTGTTATCTGTAACGGTTCGAGTAATCGGTAAATTCTTTCTAACTTGCGTTCCAACACTAACCTCTTTCTCCGAGGTATTAAAACCAGCAATTACATCTTGAACTTGGCTACCAACTCGCCCCTCTAATTGAACGTTGTTGAAGTTATAGGAGCCGTCTTTGTTTTGAACTGGAGTGTTGTCAAAATAGACGGACTTCATTCCATCGGCTAATCCCTCAATCTCACCATCTGAAATTACTTCAACAATCTTGACCAGCTGCTTACTTCGACTTGTTTCTTTAGCTTCAACAGGCGTATGACCGCCACCGCCACCTTTACCCATTGTTAACTCCTATTTCTAAATCGTGGTACCATCTTGCCTTTTTTATCTTCTGGAGGCTGTCGCTCAATATCCATTGTCTCAACACCTTGAGAGATAATTAGTGAGCCAACTCTAATCCGTCCATAAGCAAGTGGCATTGGACGACCTTGCGCCGCCATATTCGAGAGATTTGAAAAGCTAGTTGATTGTTTTTTCTCAACATCTTTTCCAGTGGACATTGATGGCATTTTTGTAAGCATTTGAGCTACACCGCCAGCCATTAAACCGATACCGCCAGCGATTAACGCTGCACCACCAGCCCAAGAAGTGAAAGCACCAACTACAACCATCACCGCACCAACTATCGTTTGAAATAAACCTGCTTTTTTTGAGCCTTTTAAAACTGGCGTGAAATGCACTGTCGCATCTTCTTTTAAGTGTTGGTTTAACCCCTGTTCAAGATAGCGGTTATCCAAATACTCTCGTCCGACTCTTACGGTAAATAAGCCTTGCTGAATAAACTGTCTTAACTTTGGAATTTGACTTGTTAGAGCTTGAACAACTTCGGCAGGAGTTTTGCAATCTAGCCTAAATTCAGCTCCAAACTGTTTAAGGGAACCGTAAAATCTAACGTTGACCATTCTCTGTGCCTCCAAATACTGTGCGTGTGTTTAAGCCAATAACCATCGTACAAATCACGCTTAGATAATCGTTTCGGAGCATGATGAAGAACCATTTGTTCGCCAACATAGATTGCTGCGTGATTCGGTACATTTGCCCCAACACTAATCAAAATTACATCACCAACTTGAGGTTCTTTAACCTGCTCAAATCCGCACTTTTCCATATTGTCCAAGTAAAGGTTTAATCCATCTTCCCACCAGTAATCGGGGCGTTTGAAATTAGGCAGTTCACAGCCTGATAGGCGGTAAAAATCCCTGAACAGCGTGTAGCAATCTGTTTCACCGTGATTAAATTCACGACCAATTAAGAATGGGATTCTCGGAAAAATATGGATTTGCTCATCGCAAACTAACCAAAAATCTAATTGGCTGTAGAGTTGAGTTTGTAAGTCTGATTGAGAGAGTTTTGGCTCACCTTGCGGGTGTGAGTGGACCAATGCCACAATCTCACCTTTCTCTGATGCGTTGATATAATCTTCTGGCGTGATTTCAAAATGGTTTTCCTTATCTTCTGCTACGTTTTCGCAAGGTATAAAGACTTTTTCACCGCCCACTAAAACAACAAAACCACAGCTTTCCTGTGGTTCGTTTGATCTTGAGTAACAAATTATTTCATTGTGTAGTTTACCGTCCATTTATTACCCCAATTTATCAACGCTGACAAATCCGCCATAGTTGTGTGTGTTATTTCTTAGCTTGCAGCCAGTCAACAATCCACTACACTTATCCTTTTTCTGGTCGGTTGTCGGTTGGTCTTTTTCGTCTGCCACCGCTCGCCCTGTATAACCGCACTCAACGCCACGATACAGCCAATTGCATGTAGATGTAATCATTCGTCCAATAAGTGCGTTATCCGTCTCGGACGGTAAGGCTAAAGTAAATTGAGCTACGTCTCGATTGAGTGAGGATAGCTGTTCAATCAAGAAATAACTCAATACTTCTTGCGATGGGTCTGCTTGCTTATTTCCATCTACGAAATTTACCGCATCGAGATAGTGCATATAGGCCAATCTACGTCTAACTACACCACCTAAGCACTGCTCAAAGCGATTACAAAGTGCGGTAATAAACCCACCAACATTCCCAAGTGTTAATGTCGGTCGATTACTCGGTCCACTGCCTGACATTTCAAAGCCATCAGCTTTAACCGCAAATGGCTCATAAGTCTTGCCTTGCCATACGATAGATTGAGACTTTTCATTTTTGCCAGCATAAAAGCGATATAATTCGCCGTTTATGCCGTCAGCATCTTTTAAACCTCGCAAATCCACTTCAAACAGCTCAATAAGTGCATTTTGCTCTAACTTGGCAAGATCTAGCTTGAATTGATTGCTAATTGCTTGTGGCATTATGGCACCTCAACAAAATCACAAGTAAACTCAGTAAAATTTAAATCCATCTTAGCTGGCCACTTGCCACAAACAGCTTTGATATTTTTTCCAGTAAACGGGTCCTTAAAAAGAAAAGGATGAATTCCTTTGTGTCTTTTAAAGAATTCATCCACTTCTAGGCGGTCTTTATTTTTAACCTTAACCGATACAGAATAGGAGCGGAGTAAGCTGTTAATCCCTTGTAATTGGCGTTGTGTATATCCATCACCGAATTCAATAGAGTTTACTGCTGGCTCATTATCAATCTGAAAATCAGGTCTAATGCACCATTTAAATGTTTCCATATTTACCCCTTAAGCAAACACGCCACCAGAACGCATATTATTTGAAATGATGCCATTGGTCTCACTTCTTGCTATCTGACGGATTAACTCTACCGTGATTTCGGTTTCGCCATTTCGTTGTCTTTGTTCAACGTTGGCATTAACAGGCTCGCCATTATTGATAACTTTAACGGAAATACTTCCGCCAGCCATAGGCTTGTAACCAGTTGACGGAATAGAGCCTACTGATCCACCTGTGGCATAGCCACGACCATAATTGAGATGGTTTAAAAAGCCAATCCCAAGTCTTGATGTTGCCTCTTTAGTGATAACGTATTCACCACGATGTACCACGCCTGCCGGCTGATATTTACCACCATCACCAGTATAACCACCGCTAGCAAATCCAACATAGCCACCATCAGAGTACCCAAAGGCACTCGCAGCCGACTTGATAGCGTTAAAAATCATCATTTTAACAATCATCGCTGAAATATCTTTCAAGATTGATTGAGCTAATGAGCGGAAGTCTGCTTTACCAGTCACAACAAAGTCAGTTAAAGCGTCTGACATTCCATTGAAAGCGTTTTGAGTGATTTGCGAGATATTACCAGCTACATCGCCAACACTTTCTTGGATTTGGTTTACACCGTCTTTAATGCCTGCAATTGGATTTGATTTTCTCTGATTTTCAGTTTCTTGAATTACCGCTCTACGCTCTTTCAGTTTTGCGATTTCTTCATCAAGTTTAGCAATGTTTTCTTGTGACATTCCGATCTTCAATCGAGACGCCTCAAGATCTAATTGATGATTGTATTGAATTAATTCTTGCTCTTGTCTTGTCTTACCAAGAAGTTCAAGCTCAAATTCCATTTCTCGCAGTTTTTCAGTATTATCAAAGGCGAATTGTGCAATGGCTACGCTTTGTTGTGCCGCATCAATTTGAGTAGCCATATCTTTCAACTTAGCCAATCCATCAGCACCAAAATGAGCGTATTTCTCGCCATTTGCCGCTATATCTTGAGTAATTTTGTTTAACTCTTGATATTGGCTGATTTGACCGAATACAGAAATATCTTGGGCATTTGCTCGAATCTCTGAAAGTCTGCGGTCCATCTCGCTAAGTTGGTCAGTGTACTGTTTCACATAATCAACTTTAGAGCCATTTCCTTTTTGTTTTTTAGCTGAGCCACCTTTACTGGTAATTTGTGATGCGTATAGCTCGACATTGCTATTAAAGACAGCATCATAATCTGCAGTGCCTTTCGTAAGTCCTGAATTTATAGTCGCATCTTCCGCTTGAAGTCTGCTTTTCTTGGCTGGGTCTTTCTCTTTATTGATTGCAATTTGGCGATTGTTTCGCTCAATTATTTGTGTTGCTTTATCACTTAAAGCGTTTTGAACACTAAAACCAAGAGCGTTGAACTGACTTGCAACCAAGACGGCCATTGCACCCATTCGTTCAACTGCGCTTGTAACAGATGCCGCACCACTTTCAGCGCTCGGAAAGATTCGGTTTAAATCATCAAGAGAAAAGCCGATTGAATCAATGCTAACTTTAGAAGTATCTAGCGTTGGAAGTAAGCTTTTCAGTTTGTCGTGAAATTCAGCGACAGGAACTTGACCAATGATTGTTTTCAAATCATCTTCCGATTTGGTCAGTTTTTCGTTTGCTTTTGCTAATTCAGCTTTTTTGATTGCTAAATCTTGGTTTGCTTTAGCTAATGCCTCTAGATACGCTGAATCTTCCGTTTTTCCGCTTGATTGAGCGATTTGTTTACCCTGCTCGACTATTCTGTTGAGTTTTGCGTATTCTTCTTCTAATCGCTTAATTTCGTCCTTTTGAGCGGAAATGGATTGCTCTAATTTAGCTTTCATTCCGTCAAGGACTGCGGCTGATGTATTAGCTAATTTGCCGGTCGTTACATCTAAACTATCAGCAAAGGATAGTAATTCTTGTCGAGCGGATTCGGTTTTTTGTTGATAATCAAGAAATACACCAACACCAGCGGATAAGCCTAGAGTTAATAATCCAAGTGGACCACCAACAAAACCTAATGCACCGCCAAGCCCTTTACCTGTTGCGGTTAAAGCTTGTTGTGCGGCAGATAGATTTCTCGTTGCTGCGGCTTGAGCCGACATAGCGGCAGATGCTTGAATACTCGCTGCAATCCAAGTGCGGATTTTCCCAACGCTCCAAATCACACCTGCACCTGCTGCAAGGCTCGCCACTATGGTTAAGTGATTGGCGATTTCGTTGATAGCCTTAGCAAATGCCTCGCTCGCACCTGTTGATTTATCTAATTCACCAATCCATTTAATGGCTGATGTGTTTAGATTTTCAAAGGCTGCGGAAATAGTAAGGATTCGAGTGTTAAACTGGTCGTCAACGGATTCTTTGGCTCGCTCCAACGCTGGAACGAGAACATCCATTGTTAGCTTGCCCTCTTTCGCCATGTTGCGAAGTTCGCCAGTGGTAACGCCTAAACCTGTCGCAATCGCTTTCGCTAATGCTGGGGTTTGCTCCATTACAGAGTTAAATTCATCACCCCGTAAAATCCCACTTCCCAACGCTTGCCCGAACTGTGTTAATGCCGCATCTGCTGCACCTGCACTTGCACCAGATACCGCAACGGCTTTAGATACCGTTTCGGTTAAACTAGCAATCTGTGCCTGACTAATCTTTAACGTTTCGGCATTTTGAGCAAATCGCTGATAAACTCCCGAAGTCGCATTAATGCTTTGGTTTGTTTTTAATGCGATGTCAAAAACGTTATTTAAGCCTTTAGCACTGCTAATTGACGCACTTTCGACTAATCGAAGTTTATTTTGAATTTCCGTATATCCATCTGCAAAACCTTTTAATTGACTTACACCAAAGCCAGCTATACCAGCCTTGAAAAGGTTCGCAGATACACGATTGAGCGAATTCATTGACCGCTCAATATTATTTAATTGCTTTGTAGTGGTATCGGTAAAACGCTTTACTCTGCCTTGTGCGTTATTGATACCACTTTGGAATTTAACCTGATCTAACTCAAGCTGAATATTTAAGTGTCCTAATGAGCCTGCCATTTTTACCCCAGTTATCTATTTGCCAAGTATTCAGCAGAACCGTCATCAAATTCCTCTTCCTTTCGCTCTTTGTAGAAAGGCATAAAATCTGATAGCTCTGGCGGTTTGCCTTTCGGATCACGATTAACCATTGCTAAAACGTGCGAAATTTGAGCCGAACGATAATCATCACGCCACAATCCGAACGGTTGCTCTTCGTAAAATAGGCGGTATTCCTGTAAATGACTTTCAGGCATCTGCTCAATTTCTTCTAGCGTTTTACCGAGAGAAAGTGACAGGTTTATTTGGAACTTTCTTCGGCTGGTGAGTTTTTTGGTTCACCATCCATAATGGCTTGGTTAAGCTGCTCAATAACCGCTTTGTCTAGCTGTGCTAATTGCTCTAAATCGTTTTCATCTTCGGCATTAAATAGGTTTACACCGTTTTCATCGCATAAACGCATTGCGATTGTGCGAGTTAATTTGTGCTTGTCGTAAACTTTCGCTAATTGCTCGGTTAATGCATCTTCATCGCTAAAATCAAGTGTAATGCCTTGACTTTCAGCAATGCGCACTAATTCTTGTTGTTGTCCGTATAAGGCTTTGTTCATTTCGCCAACAGTGAATTCGCGGATGTAATAGGTATCGCCTAAAATCTCTACCGGTTTAACTTTTGGCTTGTGTGATAAAAGTTTATCTCTTAAATTCATTCGTTCCACCTTAGAAAAAGAAAACCGAGAGGATTAACTCTCGGTCTTATTGGTTACTCTGCTGTTGGCAACAAGTAATCGCGTTTTGCTTTTTTGATGGTTACACCTGACTCAAATTTACCTTTTACTTCACCGCTGAAGTTAGGTGATGTTTGAATAAAGCCAGTACCATATAAAGCACCTTGATTGTTTTTCAAAATCATCAACCAGGGGAATGTTTCTTTATTGTAGAATTTCTTACGCAAATCTTGTTGCATTGTGGTTGCTGGGGCGTAATAGAAAGAGAGCTTAATTGAACCGTATTCAATTTCGCCTGCTTCTGTTTCTGTACCCTCAGAACACATTGTAGTGATGTCTGTTTCACCTAATGTATCACCGTCACCGTCAATCTGTTTAATCGCACAGAAATTGCTTGATAGTTGGATTTTTGAGACTTTCGCCTTAGTAAAGTCAGTAGGTTTATCGAAACCTTTCCAATCCACCTCATCAGCTAAAGTGATTGTATCAGTGGAAACAGATTTCACCGGATAACAGCCATCTAACGCTCCTAAGCCTGTGATTCGAATGAAATCACCAACTTTTAAGCCATTGCCTGTTGCGGTGATTGATGCATTTGGCGTAACGGTACAGTTTGAAATAGCTTTCTCTGCATCGTAGCCAACGCCTAAGTAAAACTTAGTCCCTTGAAAAGGGGTTGTTTGTGTTGCCATTGTTATTCTCCATAAGCAATTTGGTAATTGATTGTTCTGCGGTGTAGTTTTGTGTCAGGCTCATAGTCTGATAAGTCATTACTACGCTCCGCATAGTCAAATTTTTGCTCTAACGCACTAAATATCGGTTTTCTTAGCGCCATCACATCATCTGGATTTGGGCTGTATATGTCGATTTGCACCATAAAATCATCTAAATCGCCATCTACCAAAGCGGAATTAGGCGAAATATTGACGAATTGATAGACGATTACAGGGAATTTCTTGTTTGTATCGGGAATAAACCCGTAAAAACACCGATTTTCAACAAGTGGAGCTAATGCCTTAAATAAATCTTGTTGAATCATTTCCCTGCCTCTTCTTCAATTCCACGTTTAAGTGTTGTGATGATTTCTGTCGCAGCTTTTTCTTTGGTCTGCTCAAATGCTGGTCTTAGAAATGGCTTGGCTGGCATTTTTGAAGTGCCAAACTCAACAAAACGCCAGTAAAACGGATCTTTCGGATTGTAAGCTCCGCTACTTGCATTTTTAGCCTTAAAAGCCCCTCGTTGCTTAGCCGTAAGGCCTTTAACTCGAATTACAGTGCCGATTTTGCCGTTTTTTAAGACTTTAGTGCTGCTCTTGATCGCTTTTTTGAGCGTGCCAGCTCGTCTATATGGCGTACTTTTGGAAAGAACAGGTGCATTCTGTCTTGCTTGCTCTCGCACAATCTTTCCGCCCTCTCTCATAGCTTTAACTGCAATCTTGTTAGAGACCTTACGACCAAGCTCACTCAAAGCTTTGTGTATTTGAGATAAACCATCAACCTTGACATTACCCATCAACTGCCTCTTTACACATTAATTGTAGAGATACGTTGCGTTCTTGGGTGTTAAGCACGGCAACAATTTCCAAGAAACGTTTACCGAACTTAACCCTCATTGACGGTTTAATACCGTCTAGATGACGTAGCCATATCTGTGTAGTGATTTCTGACTGCACCTGTTGAGCTGAAAAGTATTCTCGGCCAGATAACGGTCTAACATCAGCCCAAACAGTAGCTACTCTCTTCCAGGCTTGAGAACTTGCACCGTAATCATTCACTTCATTAACTTGCCGTAGCAAAATAATTCTGTGACGTAGCTTTCCTATGTTCATCTTAATTACCTACACATCTATAAAACGATAACGCTCAATGATGGCTTTAACGGTTGGAGGTAAATCAAAGTTTGTTACACCTTGCCCTTCGTTCCATCCACCACGGTTTTCATATAGGTAAGCGATCAGCATTAATATAGCTATCTTCAAATCGCCAGTGATTTCTTGTGCATTAATCGGTTTTTCTTCGGGCAATGTATTAAAAAGCACTCTATTCGTGTGGTTCTCAATCATCGCCTTTGCTGCAACTAGATAGCCAGACAACAAATCATCTTCCTCATCATGATCAATGCGACATTGCAACTTAATTTCGTCTAGTGTGATTTCCATTCATCCCCCAAATAAAAATGCGGCCATTTCTGACCGCACTTTTGACTATTTACCTGTTAATGCTTTAATCGCTGACACATCTTCGAGTACGCAGTCAAAGCGATGGAACGCTAAGAAACCTACTTGATCGAACTCTGCGTAACGTTCCACTAAGCGACGTAATGTCATACCTGACACGCGACGAATAATGAAACGACTGAAGTCACCAAAGTAAGCGAATTTCTTACCTGAACCAATATCTTCGATGCCTTGATCAATTACATATTGATGGCCTAAGATGGTTGCAGGAGCAACGCCAGCAACATCAGGCAACCATAATGGACGTTTTTGTCCATCCACCATTTCTTTCAACGTTTTTAACGTATTATCATTGAAAGCAAGACGAGTATTGCCAACATTACGATAGGCAGGATCTACTGAGTGGATCAATGCGTTAAAATCTTGCCATGCCACTGCAGCGGCGGCTGCTTGTGTTACACCAGTAACTGCGGTTTGCAAGCCTTTAGGTTGAGCAGGTGAGCCAACGCCAGTACCTTGGATAAGATATTTAGCTTCTGCACGACCAATACGTTCTGAAATTCGACGAGATAAATACTCTTCGATATCCACACCTGAATCTTGTAACAATTCGTTTGATACGCGGATAATTTTTGATGAGAGTTTTTTCGCACCAAGCTCAGCTGTGCCAAAATCAGTATCTGATTCGGTTGCTGCAGTGTTTTCACCAACAAGCTCACCTTCTTCAGCAGTACCATCTGCTGTTGCCCAAGCGATAACTCGACCATTATCGGTGTTAATGATTTGAGCAACGCTCGCAATACCACCAAAAGCTTTCATTTTTTCAAGAATACGAGCCTGCATTTCTTTAGGTACGGTGTAACCACCTTTATTGTCCGTGCCTGCCGCTTGTGCGCGAAGTTCCGCCATCACTTGACGTTCTTCTTGGCTTAATTCTCCTAAGCCACGACGCAAGAACGAATTAAATGCTTGGGAACGTTTAACTTCTACATCAATAACCGGTTTTGATTCAGTTTCAATTTGACGTTGTTCTTCAACAAATAAAGCATCGGTTGATCGTAATGATTCTTCACGCTCAATTTGTGATTCAACACCGCCTAACTCGGATTTCATCGAATCCCACTTATTACGTTGTTCTTCAGTCCATGTTTTTTCGCCAATTTCATCATTCAATTGACGCATTTGAGCCGCGATATTACGACGTTTTTCTTGAAGTTCATGTAATTTAGCCATGATTTTTCCTCTTTCTTAAAATGAAAAAAGCCGCATTATTGCGGCTCGTATTGATAAAAATTTGCTTTTATTTAGCACTAATTAAGCTTAATAATCGCTCACGTGCGGCTTTTTGTGATACCGCTTTAGCAATTGTTCCTGAGTCTCGAGCTTCTTTCCACGCTTCAAGTGAGCGAGCTGTACTGCTTGCTTCTTGGTAAGCAGGATAAGTCACAGGACTGACATCATAAAGGCGTGAAATTTTATGAATTTCACGAATGATTACACCATCATCATTTTCATACCATTCATCTCCATCTCGTGCGATCTTAAACGCAAAGGATGATTGAGTAATATCACCGCGTTTTAGCGGTGCAATAACTAAATCTCGAATAGTTGGATTATCTGGCGCTATAATGTCGTATTTAAGGCCTGTTTCATCAACTGATAGACTCAACGTACCAGCTTTACTGCGCCCTAGAATGAAATTATGGTCATGATTAAACAACCCGCGCACATCATCTTCAAGCACATCATCAAATGCACCTGGCATAATGATTTCGCGAAAACCCCACATTACTTCAGACATAGTATTGAACACGGAACCATAACCGATAATGTGCGTAGGCTCATCATCTCGACTTTCCGCTCGCACTTCGCCTGCGTAGGAGCGCTTTTCTACATCACTCATTTGTGTTCTCCGTTTGTTTATTATTTGCTTGTTTTGCCGCATTCACGCTAACCAACATTTCATCCAGTCCTTCAACCGGATTCATATCTTCAAGCTGACGAGCTTCATTTCGCGACATCCAACCATCAGTGATAGCCGCATGGTAAAATGTTGCTCGTTCACCTGCAGTACCACGCATAATCCCAGCAAGATTAAACTTCACGAAGTAACCCGCTTTACGCTCTGCATCAGTAAAGATTTTTCGGTTTAGTTCCTGTTCCCAATTTACCACCCATGGCATAACGCTGAATCGAATAAACTGAATTGTCTGTTCTGATATATTGGAAAATGTCGCTTTCTCCAAATCGTTGATCATGTGGGCTGGAACATTAAAAATACCTGCAATCTCTGAACGATTCAGCTTCATCATCGAAAGCAACTCAGTATCGACTGGTGACACGGTCAAAGCCTTGTAATCAAGCTCAGCAGGAAGTAATATTGTTTTATTTTCTTCACTTCTCAGCTTTTCCTGTGCGGTTTGCCACATCTTTTTAAAGTTTTCCCACGCATTACTGTTCAGAGGCGTTTTAACTGAAAGAATACCTGCAGGACGAGCATTTCCACCAAAGAAACCGCTAGCAAATTTGCGGGCATCCAAACCCAAACCAATCGTCTCAGCATGAGTTTGAATAACTGATTTACCTGTTTTTATTGATGGCCCAAGTGCCTTGATGTGTAAAACATCATCAGGGGACAGGCTCATTGTCTTATCGTCACCATAGTAAGCATAAACATAGCGACTTCCGTTTTTAAGTAACTGCACTTTCCACGGCTCTAATGATTCAAGCGAGACAACTCCACCGTTTTTATCACGAACAATATGGATATAAGCATTTCCGTACAACAAAACCGAACTTTGTGCATATTCGCGTAATTTGTACGATGTCTGCCAAGCATTAGGGCTATCATGTAAAAGGTAATATGCTGAATGATCTTTTACCGTTTCTACTTTATCACCGCTCTTACGCTTAACATGCAGTGGTAACTGTGCGACAGAACTCGATAACACATAAACGCAAGCATAAACAGCAGATAACTTCATCGCCAAATCAGGACTAACCGATTTAGTCGGCTGCATTCCGAATATTTCTTCGTAAGCTGATTCAGCACTTAATGGCACCGCTGGATTCTCCAGTGAACGAGTGCTAAATAATTTATCAAAAATCATTGTTTACCTCTCGATGCCAAAATAGTTAAAAGCAGTAATAATGCCCCACTACCAATTAATGCAATATCTGCCCCATATTTGAGATACACTCCATAAGACATCAAGCCAAAGCCTGTTAGACCTAAAAGATCTAAAATGACAGTTCTCATAGTTCTAATACCTCATTCGGGAAAAAGTTTTCATCATCAGTGCTCAACATAATGCGACCTATTGCCATCATTAGAGCCACCGCTCCGTCTATTTTGTTTTCAGGAATTTCTTTAATTGGACGAACGACATCATCATTACCGGGAACTGTCTTACCAACCACATTACCGATACACCAGGTCATAATTGGGTTTCCGTCATGATGGAAACGGCCTGATTCAATTGCCGCTTCCAATTCTTTCATTGGGTCGGATAAGTTGGTGTAGTTTTGTGTAATGGTTATAGGGTTCAGTCCTTCATCGGCTAAGTTATGACTAATTGCTATCGCTCCATGCGGGTCAATTGCAACACAGGAAACTCTATGTTCTTGATTGGTATCTTTGATGACTTCCTCTATCTCTCGATAATCAACTTCCGCACCATCTGTTGCAGTCAAATGTCCGCTATTTACCCATTTTTGATATTTGTCCACCACTCGTTTTAAAGCGGTATCTGTGTTATAGATAGTATCTTCCGGAACGAAGAATTCTGGGGCAATACAATAATAATGCCGCTTACCATCAATAACCCGAGCAAACACTTTAACAAGCGAGTTCATATCAAGCTTACGCGCCATATCAAGTCCAAGCACAACATCATCACCTTGGAAATCTTCAAGTGATAATGTTTCATCCTTGCAGTTTTCCCAGCTCACCATGTTGAAATAGCTTTCTTTCGCAGACACCCATACATTCAAGTGTTTAGTTTTGAAAGTATTGGTCAGGCGTGCATTATTAATTGCCTTGTTTTGCTGACTAATTAGGTAATCGCCATACACTGACACATCAAAGTTTGGATTTGCTTTACGTAATACGCTTTCATCTGTCCAGTCATCATCTTCATCAATTGTATAAATGACCCCAAATAACTCATCATTCGGAATTGCGCCAGATAGCTTTTCGATCACTTCTCTGCGTTTATCATAACAAGGACCTTCGATGTTATAACCTGCAGTCGTAATGATAAACATAAGCGGTTGTTTACGCGCTCCCATACCAGTCAACATTGTTGTATATAGCTCATCATTCTTATGCTCATGGTATTCGTCCACTATCGCGCAACTAGGCGATGCACCATCACCAGGTGAGCCAATAAGCGGTTCAAAACGAGAACCATCAGCAGGACGGTTTAAGTTAGAGGCATTTACTTCAATACCGAAAGTTGAGCAAAGAAGATCGGTTTTCTTACACATCAATCGAGCAGGGCGGAATACTTCCCACGCTTGTTTTTCGGTGGTTGCTCCTGAATAGACTTCCGCACCAAACTCATTATCCATGCAGAACATATACAAGCCGACACCTGCAGAAATAGCTGATTTACCGTTTTTACGCGGAACTTCAACATAAACTTCACGGTAACGACGCAGATTGTCGCTTTTTCTATGCCAACCAAAAGTATTTGCTACAATGAAGAGTTGCCACGGTTCAAGCGTGATATTTTGGCGCTTTGATGCCCACTCGCCTTTTGTATGTGGTAGATATTGAATGAATTTACACGCTTTTTCGGCCTTAACTTCATCAAAATAATAAGGAAATTTAACCGCATTTTTCTTTTCTAAATCATCGATGAACTGCTGACAGGTTTTTACAATGAATCGGCAAGCAGGAATTTTGCCAGCAATAACATCTTTGGCATACTTAATTGCCTTTTTTACATTATCTGTCATTGCATTAACTCCGCGAATGGATTCTCAATTTTATTGTCGGCATTGCCAACTAATCGAGTGCGACTACTTGGATCTAAACCAAGTAATGAGCCAAACTTAGCCATATCAGCCATCGCTTCTTTTAGTGTGGTGAAAGCTGGATTTCGTTTAATACCAGCATCCGATTCAATTACGCTACCGAATTTCTCAATATCACGATTAGCTTGCTTTCTGTTTTGGTAAGCAATGCAGTAATTTGCTACCGTCTGTAAATCTGTTTTGAGTAATACTTTTTGTGGGATCAGCTCTTTTAACACAAAAGCCCACATTGTTTTACCGTTCTCATCCAGATCATCTGGCGGCGGTGTATGCTCATCAAATTCGCTAAACTGCGGTTCATCTTTATTTAATTTTCGCTTACCAGGATTGCCTTGACGTTCTTTCACCGCCAAAGGCTTAGGCTTTCGCCCCCTACCTGAAACGAGCGATTTTCCTGTCATTTTGGCTTACCTTTAAAATCTTAATTTTGCGGTTGTAAAAATTGAGTTGATTGGGCGGTTTTTCCTATCAAAACCTGTAGAGATTTTACCACCCCCTACCCTTACAAAAACAACCGTACTTTAAACGCTATTTCAAGCGCTCTCGCGCTGTTTTGAATTTATGGCATGAATTACATAAACTTTGTAGATTAGTTAAGTCATCACTACCACCGTGAGCCTTGGGGGTTATATGGTCAACAGTTGTAGCTGTTACAAATCGCCCTTGCTTTAAACATTCTTGGCACAGATGATTGTCTCGCACTAACGCAACAGATCTTATCTTTCGCCATTGAGAACCATAACCACGCTGAGACGATGTCTTTCCTTTCTGATATCTTTGCCAACCACAACCTTGATGTTCATCACAATAACCATTGCTGTTGATTGTTGTATTCTTGCAGCCTTGCTTTCTACATGCTTTAGGTATTCTTGCCGGCATAGTTCCACCAAATAAAAAAGGCGAGCCATTCAACTCACCTTGTTTGTCTTGTTATGATGTAAACCTTACAATCACAATTCATTCAGCCACAGTTATCGCCACCAATCATTCAATCACCTCAATGACATCTAACTGACTTTCATCATCAGCATAGAATGTACCGTTGGCATTATGCCAGTGACTAAATGGCGGCTCTTCTGTTTCGGTCTTTTCAACTAATAACCATTTACCGAATTGTGTTTCATAAACTACATCACATAATGTTCCGTTACGGAGTTTTACAATATTGCCGATTTCCATTATTTACCTGCCCTGCATTTACTGTATTTGATTAATGATTATTTACTCGCTCTTTAGCTATATTGAAGTAATCATTGTCAATCTCTATTCCTATAAAGCTCCGATTTGTATTAATACAAGCCACTGCTGTTGAGCCACTCCCCATAAAAGGATCAAGAATTACATCACCTTTATCACTGAATTTACTTATCATAAACTCAATCATATCAACTGGTTTTTGGGTTGGGTGGAGTTTATTATTTGTTTTTTTAAACTCTAAAACATTGCTATCTCGCTTTCCGTTTATATTTCGTCTCCCTTTTTGAAGAAATAATATAAACTCCGTCTTGGGAGCAAAGTCTGCTGATAAGTCCCCCATTGAGGCGTTGTTTTTCACCCAAGTTAAAATATTCTTAATCTTGAAATACTTTTCAAAAGACTGCTTAAACTTATCTATATTGTGGTAACTACAGAATATGTAATGCGCCGTATTCTCTTTAGCAACCCTGTAAAGTTCTCTAGATAAGTCATCTAAAAAAGAAATATCTTGATCGCCTGTAATTAATTTAGCTTTAGTTTTTCTACGGCCGCTCTGATAGTTCATTCCATAAGGCGGATCTGTTAGCACCATATCAATGCTATTATCAGGAATATCGCCCATTATATTAAGACAGTCACCTAATTTTAATTCAATCATTTACCTGCCTTACTATTCTCAATCCACTTGTTGATGTTTGTGATCTGACTAGCACACATATCTCTTTCTGCGATTACAGTGATTAGATGTTCTACTGCCTCACCGTATGTATTTCCCATAAACGGAGTTTTAATACATGGCACTAAGAAAGCTTGAGGCGGATAAATGTATTCCGTCTTTGTTGTTACCTTATTAGCGCAGCCGCTCAATAGCATCGTCATAGATGCGAGTGCTATAACAAGGTTGTGTTTTAATAATCTTTCTAACGGCTTGAATTTTATCTTGGCTTGCTTGTTTGATTTCATCGTGGATTGCTCTCTGTTGCTCTACCGCTTGGCGTTCTATCTCAATCGTGTCTTTCAAAGATTGATTTACTTTTTCTTGTTCTGCGATAAGGTTAGCCTGTGTTTGGTTTTCGGCTTTTAAGTCATTTATTGTTCCGTGTTGAAACCAAATCCAACCGCACAGGCTAACTGTTACCGCTAGAAAAATCAGTATCAGCTTATTAACCATTCTAGCCACCATTAAGAAATCATTAGCTCACGGAATAATCGGCAGCGACCATCAATGCCATTAGTTCCACCATTAATTCTTAGTGTTACTTTTTGAACTGAATCAATAGATGCTAGGTCATTGAATATCCAGTACCACACAGCAGTCATTACAGCTAAATCTAAGTTACTTGAGACTTCTTTTGGATTAATTGTATCGCCTAGCCATTGAGCGAATTTGATGTAATTAGTTTTGCCAGTGATTTGAATTAATCCACGACCACGATAATTCCAGCCGTCCATTGTTTCTTCTGGCCCGTTGCCCATTCGATTGGCATACACTCGGCTTGCAATCTTTTCCGCTTGACGCTCATACTGACGAGCGATATTAGGATTAGGAAAATACTTACGGAAAACTTTCATTAGCCCATCGGCTGAATAATTTAGATTTTCGCTTAATGTGGTGAATCCACCAGTTTCGTGTCCGCATTGAGCAAGAAACATCGCTTGCTGTTGTTTATTAAAACAACCTGCCAATTCGATATGTTTATCAATCGCTTGATACATTCCTTTGATTGCTCTCGGGAATACTCTGTTAAAAGTTTCTTCTGAAATTAACATTTCTAACGACCTCTACCTTTGCCACTGTTTCGACCTTTATCGTTTCGGTCGTCTTTGTCTTTCTCAAAGCCTAACGATTGATATTCACTGTGAGCATCTTGCTCAATTTCGTGTTCATAGTCGTTCACTAGGTTTTTAATTTGTGTAATTCGACTGTTACAAATCTTTAATTGATCAGTGACCTTTACAGCGTAAACAGCAACATCAGAAGCTTTCTCACCGTTTAATGTTGGTTTCGGACAAGTCACTAAAAGATTGTCTGGAATGGTCACTCGGATAATCTTAATCTTCTCAACCGGCTTACTCGGATTTAAGCAACCTGTTGATAACATCACGACTAACACTATCGCTACGAACACATTTACTTGAAAGAACAATCTTACTAATCCCATCCAGCTTATCTTCATTTCGCTTACGCTCCTTTGCTTGTTCTTTAAGCAAGAATTCAATTCTGTCATTTCTGTCGCTTACCATATCCCGAAGAGCATCAATCCGTTTTGTTCGCTCATCTGCTAACTGTACTGTCTGGTCGTACTTATCCTGTAACAGCTCCAAACTCTTATTCTGTGTGAAGATTTGAATTGATAGCCCGATACAGCCCGCAAATAAGAAACAGGCGAATACTCTATCGAGTGCAATTCCTAATCTTGCGGCTCTTTCTCTACCCATTTCGCTTACTCCTTGGCTCTACATCATCGTCTTGCTCTTCTGTGCCATTGATTAAAATATCTTCATCATTGTCATTGAGTGGCGCATCTTCATCGTAACGAAGTGAGCGTTTTCTGCTTGTTTCCTTTTCGATGTCTTTCATTGAGTAGTTAGGATTTAAATCATCAACCGAACCACCGATTTGACGGAAGAAAACTCTAAGCAACCCCCATAAAGCAGGAACGCCAAAATACCCAAACGCTCCAGCGATTGAGATAATCATTAAAGTGTCGATACTTTGAGACATTAAGAAAAACGCTACAACCATTCCACTGAAAGCCCCTACTAGAAAGCTGGAGACTACGGAAGATAATTTCACAGGCGAGCCTGCTGATTGTGTTGCGGTGATATACTTAACCACACCGCCTAAACCTGAAAATGCGAGAGAAATAACCGTTGCTATGATGTCTATGCCATTGTTAGGCGATCCATTATCTTGCATTGGTTACTCATTGAATTTTGTGCAATAAAAAACCCCGACCGCTTTCGCAATCGAGGCTATATTAAATTTATTTCGGTGTTCACTACTTACACTACGACCACCGTATATGATTATGATAGGACAAGTTGACAAGTATGTCAATATATAAATCGAATTTTTTTAATATTTTTTCTTTTTTCGCTCTCTATTGCTAATTTAACTTCAATCTTGATTAGTTTTTCATAGATAATCGCTTTCATCAGTGCCAAATCTTTTTCTACTCTACGTTTACAAGTTTTTAAGCAAGGAATTCTAATGTCTCTCTTACCGTTACAAGGCTGCATATATTGAGGCTCTTCACGCTCTCTTAACTTCACTGCAATCTTGTTTGATGTTGATTTGTGGACATAATACGAGAAAAGAATAAAATGCATCCGCTCATCGTATTTTTTGAAAAACATTTCCACTTGCTCACTAATCATCATTCCTAATTCATCATCACAAATTGCACTGCTTGGCTCATCTTGTGGCTCTACGCTTTTCATAAGTTTATAGAGAATGTTTAGCTCTGGTTTGTCTAATCTTCCGCTATTAATCCAACCGCCCCAAGAATACATTCTATTATCCACGAATTGAATTTGGTCATAGTCTAGCTCTGGTATTTCGCTGAATTTATTCATTCTCTAGTTCCTTAATTTTCGCTCTGTAAACCTTGATTAATTCTTTAAGCTCGGATATTTCCCATTTCTTAATTCGATGTTGATTTTCTTCTAACCACTCAACTTCTTTTTCGCCAATCTTCTCAACCAGTCTTGGTCTATATCCGTGTATATTTCCACCTCCTACAAAGAGATTGCATCTAATGCAGCCAGAATGAATATTTCTTTCGTCAAATCTTAGGAATGAACTTCTACCTTGTGGAATAAAGTGTGAGGCTTGAAAGCTAGGTTTCCATACTGCACCGCAAGCAATACAAGGCTGACCCTTGTCTCTTAATCGGATAAACTTATTCACTTCTTTTTGGAGTGCTTTCAGCCAATGACCTCTATCGCTTTCTAGTAGTTTTTTCTTCCGCTCTTTTAATTGAGCTTTTTCTTGTTTCTCTCGTTTCTTTCTTGCCTGCTTTTTCGAAAGAATAATCGCACATTTAGGCGAGCATACCTTTTGCATTGAGCTTATTGTTTTCACAAAGTAATTACCGCATACTTTGCATTTGTGTTCCTTAGGTTTGTTCATGATTACCACCATTTGCCAGTGATTAAGATTGTCCCGATAACTACACAGGCGTAAGCTATAATCAAAATCTTTAACTCTTTTTCATTCATCATCAGCACCCTCAATAAACAGAATAATCACAAACACCACTACAAAGAGAACTACCGCTAGAGCTATTTCTTCTCTCATTTTTGAATTGCATCCTTGACGTATTTAATTTCATATAATTTTCCTTTATAGCTTAGCAACTCTCCATTAACGGATTTGTCTTTAACAATATTGGCAAAAACATTGCAACCAGTTAGGAATGACATAAGGCATAGGAATATTGCAACCATCCCAAGTATTCCATTTGATAAAAATCCAATGGCGAAACAACCTAAAGAAACTAATGCAAAAATTAACTTGTACATATTTTAGAACTCCCATTTATCATTAAACTTAACTTCATTCTCTACCGCCCACGATTGAACATACTCTATAAGGCTCGCTAATCGCTGTACGCTCATTTGTGCGGTGCTTTCTCGTAGATTAATTACTTCACCCTCAAGCCCTATTACCATTTCAGCTTTACCACCTGTTGCGATTTTGTGAGCTGATACCATAATCATTTTCCAAGTGTCGATATCTCTCTTTTGTCCGTTAAATTCGCACTGTTTGGATATATCGCTTAGTAGTGCGTGCAGCTTTGAATTCTGTTCAAGTGAGCGTGTCATTGGTTGGATTTTTACCACCAGCGGTTTCTTGTCGTCCGTTGGCAGTTCTTTGATAAACTCAATACAATTCAACCGCACTTGGTTTGAGCGAAGAAAGAATTGTTTCTTGTCTATCATTGAATAGCTCCTTTACCATAACTTTTCGCATAGCTTTTCGGTGCTTGTTGTGGTTTTTCGTTTAACTCTTGATATGCTTTCGCTTGGTCGCAGTCTAAGAAATGCCCTTTCTCAAATTTCATATAGGCAGTGCCTAATTCACCGAAACGGTTTTTCGTGATGATTGCCTCTGAATACGGATTATCTGTATTGGATTTGTAAGCACCCTCACGGTAAAGCATAATGATTTGACTTGCATCTTGTTCGATTGAGCCTGAATCTCTTAAATCAGAGTTGGCTGGACGTTTAACTGCTCGACTATCCACTTCACGATTAAGCTGACAAAGTAAAATAATAGGAATGTTGAAATTCTTGGAAAACGTTTTGAGCTTGCTCATTGAATTGGCAATGGCTTGTGTTAGATTTATGTTATTTGCTTGTTTGTGATCCATTAAGCCTAAATAATCAATCACGATTGCGGATAGACTACCTACTTCGCTCAAGTGTCTTTCTGTAATCGCGCAGACTTCATCTGCCGATAAA